AGGGGTCGTAGAGCCTATTAGCCCCGACCTTACGGGTTCCAAAACCGATTCGTCCTGATCGTGTCCTGTAACGACCGTTAAATGCTTTTTTGAGCCTTTTTTTGGCTTAGTCATAACTTATCGATTCGTTTTGCGGTGAAAGGAAACCACGGGAGGACGTGGCGGTGGAATGTCTCTCAAAAAAAACCGCCCTATTCGGATCTCCTACAACTTTATCCTGTTTAGAGTAGTTACAGCGTTTACAAGCGGCTATTAAGTTTTCCGGCTCGTCCGTACCGCCACGAGCTATCGGGATTATATGGTCAATAGTCATCTCGGATCTCTCTACTTCTCCGCAATACTGACAAGACCACGAATCACGATTAAGAATCATTAATCGAAGCTTCTTCCATTGTGTCGAGTTCTTCTTACGCTCTGAAGCATAGGCCATTAGTACCACCCCGTCCCCGTTGTTTTCTTCTTGTGCTTCCAATGCTTCCAAGCATTACACGGAGTCTCATAACGATGAGCTATATAGGCCAACCCTGCGTCTATTTGCTTATACGGATCCTTAGTCTTTAACTTTAGAAGCTGAGGAATACCGAACGCACTAGAGCTTTTATTCTTGCTTAATGGGTTCCAGTTACTTTCTTTAGTCCATAAACGCTCTAAACAGATAAATTCTTTTGCGTTTGATAATTTGAGATGAGAATAGATTTTGTAATTCTCTTTATCCGGCGCGTAGCTTGCTACCGCCGGACTAGCTAATGTCGTTAAGACATAGAGCGCACCTAATAGCTTCGTCGCCGTCGCCGAGCTAAACCGCCACGGCGGCTCGCGCCGAGCGTCGAAGCGTAACGAGTTGTCAAGTGTCGCGCAAGTGTTACGCTCATTTATCGGCGTGTTCCACAGGTTGTTGATTAATTGTGGATAACTCATTGTTCCACCTCGTAGGCGTTTTCTTTTTGTTCGACGCCTAAGATTCCACACCCTAAACACTCGACGAATAACACCGAATCGGGTAAGCGATCGCCGAAATCGTCTAGCTGTTTATGCTTTTTGGTTGTCTTACAGATTCGGCATTTAATTAGATAAACCTTCGCCATAGCTACTCCTTAGAAAAGTCTCCATCGGTTGCAAATTGCTCTGACCTATCCACCAAGTCTTCATCTTGGCGACGTAGTAACGATCTCGCTTGGCTACCGCTACCGGGATCCACCCGGCGATCCTGTATTGCGGCGAGCGCCCGACGACGAGAATCGCTATATCTGAGTCTCGGTCGGTCTGTCCGATAATTAGTTGGCCGTCTTGATAACGAGTCCATTTAATCTCGATATTTTTACCGTAATCGGCTTCGTTCTTAAAAGTGTTCACCGTCGGCTTAAAATCCGGATCGTTGAAGTAACGAGCTACCGCGATCTCTGCCCCAATCGACTCGGCTACTTCTGAGACGTACTCGTGGAAATTGATCGTCTTATTTCCGCGTGAGTGGTGATCCGGTGATCCTTCTATCTCACGGATCCGGCTCATCGCCGCAACGTGACACCGGATCTCATCATTACGAGAGAGATTAATTATCAAGAGCCGCTCTTTCGGCGTCGCTCATAAGCTCAAAGGGCGGCGGTGTGCGCTCGCCACGCTCATAGGTCGCGTCGGAGTAGTGATCTTGGTCGTGATCGGCTTTATCTTCCGGCGATAGCCAATCTTTACCGTCCGGAGTCTGTCGATACCACACCGGCTCGCATTGTTTAGCTTTAACGCGCTCGGGACAGACGAAACCTAGATACGGCTTACCCGTTTTAGCCGCGATTCCTTGTTTTCGTAAACGGTGGCCGTGAGCGCATTTAGGCGGCTCTGACTCCATACGACCGCCTAGCTTCTCTCGCACCATCGCTATCGATTCGGCCGCGCTAGGGACTCCAGGGTCGGGAGCTTGTAGGCGCTGAGCCTTTTCCATATCTTGCCGCGTCGGACGGGCATTAGACGGCGTTAGAGCGCCAATAACGCGTCCGTAAGCTGAGGTGACGGCATTTTCTACCCAAAAGTCTTTATTAACGCCGTGAGTCTTTTGCGCTTCGTAGGCATAGTCGATCGCCGCCGGTAGCTCGTGCGGATCATCGGTTCGGAATACCAGCGCTTTAATTAAGATTCGGCCATTAGCCGCGTCGAAGTCTTCGATATACGCTTCAAGTCTGCCCATTGGGAATTCTTGGCGGAATCTTGTAATTCGAGCGTTTACGTCTTCGTAGTTTTCTAGGTTAAACATTATTCGCCCTTACCCTTCATCGCCCGAGCTGAATTCTTGCCCCGGAAGTAGCCGGCCGTGTAGCCGACCTCTTTTCCTTTATTGAAACCGATGATATAAGCGACCATAGATCCCATCGCGACCCATAGAATCATCACAATAAACGGCACCGAAGCGCCTAACGCATTTAATAAACTTTCCATAATTGCTCCCGTCGGGAGCGACGGTCGCGCTCCCTAGTCTTATGGTGAGCCAATTCGGAAGCTATTTCAAGTCTCGGGCGTAGGCTTCGGCGTGTCTTCCGGCTTTGTCCGGTCTTTTAACCCATTACTTGCTAATACGCCGCCAAGCGATCCAGTTAAGAAAATCGCTAAAGTTTTTAATAGATCAATAAACGCGGCGTCGTTTGGAGCTTGTGCGCCGATCGGTTGAGTAACGAAAATTAAAGCGTAGGTAATTCCTACGGTAACGAAGAAAAATACCAGCGCTAAAATAGTCCCGATAACGAAAATTAATCGGGCTTTAATTTGCTCATTCGTTAGGCGTCGATTTTTCATAGATTCGCTTCCCGATAAGATCTTCCGTACATACTCCCGAGACTTCACACTCCGGGCGAGAACATTCCGGAGCGTGCCAATTCTCGAATTCTTGACACGGGTATCTGACCCAACCGTCATAACCGCACGCCGTAAGCCCTAGCACTAGGACTAGAGCTACGACGCACCGGGTTACTTTGTAAGCCCGAAAGCCGCGTCGGACTTGTTTGCCCATCGCAACATAACCGGAGCCACGGCGGCGACCCCTGCCATTCCAAGAGACTTTAGATCTGTCTCGCCGTTAGCTAGATAGAGAGCGAGGCCGCCGGCTAGAAAAGATCTAAACCAGCTCGCTAGAAGCGCTTTTATTTGCTCCACTTTTCTTTTTCCTTTTCTTCGGCTTTTCCTCTGTTTTCGCCGATTTGGGAATCTCGGCCGTCGGAAATTCCTTCGACCGTATCGGATATTTTGGACGGGCGAAACCTACGACCGCCGATCCTTCTCCGAATTGTCTCTCCTTTAGCATTACTTGGCCGCCGTTGCGCTGATCTCCGGTGCCGCTTGTGTTACCTTCGACAGTTAAAACTGATTTATTTTTAACGCCTACGACTAGGCCGATGTGCGAAATACGATCGACGCCATCGTGCGGAAAATCGAAAAAAGCAAGGTCGCCTAATTCCGGGTCTGCGTGCCATCTTCCGACGTCTTTCATTCTTGCCGCACCTGCCGCCGTAGATACCATCGACGGGAGCTTTACGCCGGCTCTATGAAAGCACCAATTAATAAAAGATCCACACCACGGGAAGCCATCGAAGCCGGTGTGCTTTCCGTACTTGGTTACGTTTTCCGGTTCTTCGATATATCCGATTTCGCCTAAAGCGATTTCAATAACGCGCGCCGCGCTTCCGTCGCTATACATAAAATTCGCCGTCCTTGTAGTTATACCCGATTTCTACTTCCGGGTTGTTTTCCACATTAACGAAGTGAGACGATTCCGGTAATTCGTCTTCATCGTCAAAAAACGCGACGACCTTATTCTGCTTGATCTGCGCGAATTTCACTATACCTCGCTTCATAATCGGCGAATTCTTCGTCTGTCATTTCCCGAAAAATCCATTCTCCGGTATTTACGTCGATGTCCATAACGCTAGGTCTCATTATTTGACTCCATATAGATAAACGGTTCCCGAAGCATTAAACGTCGAGCTAGTGATTAAATTTATTTGCGTGACGATGGCCGAGCCTTTGTAGTAGCCATAAAATTGATTCAGATTTCGAGTTCCGCTTACGACTCCGCTATTCGCGCCGTTTACGATATTTTTAAGTCCGGTCGTGTCGCAATTATGAATCTCGACCATTCCTTGAGGATTTGTGCCGCTTATGCTAAAAGTTATTTCGGTGCCGAATATACTAAAATTGTTTGTATATTTGTCGGCCGCCGCCGAGCTGTATTCCACATTTGTGTAAACGTAATTGCTACCGGAATCATTATTAAGTCTTACGCTAACCGATCCAGTAGCGGCCAAAACTGTATCGTCCCAAATTAGTAGAAGTTTTGCGTAAGGTGTTAGCCCTGTAAAATTGACCGCCGCACTAGCCGCCGTCGGAGTTACGGAGCTAATTAATACCCAATTATCCGAAGCGGTACCGCCTATTTTACTGATAGCCATTTAAGCGATCTCCGTCCCGAAAGCATTAAAAGAAAGATCAGCCGTAGAGCTGTAAACGCGTAAGACGTCGGTAGCGTCCATCGTTACGCCGAGAGTTAAAGCGACGGTCTCTTTAGCTTGTAACGTTGCGTCGAAAATTAAATACTGATTATTCGCCGCCGCCGCACCATTTACCGCAATATAAATCCGATAAGTAGCTGTCGAAGATCCACGGTTACACGCCACTATCGAGCTAACGATTGTTTCGGTTGAAGCCGGGACGGTATAAAGCGCCGTCTCTGTTGTTGCGCTTGGCGCGCTCTGCCCTAATACCTTGTAAGTCGTCGTAGCCATTTAAGCTCCCATCATTAAGAACGGGTGAGGATTTTCGCCCTTGAAATTCTCGATTTTGTTTACGGTGCTATCTATGGCATTACCAAGCGTCCGGATCGCCATGGCGCCTTCTTTGAGGTAATCGCTGTCGTCCGGTTCTGTCCAGCCGTAAGTCGGTGAGGTAGCCATATTCTTATTCTACGGTAGTCCGACCGTATCGACGTTTTCCCATAGCGTGTCGGGAACGTCTCCAAAATACGCGGTAGCGGTCGAAGTTGAAAGATCGGCCGTCCCCGTCCACGTTAAATTCGTCGGCCGCCGACTCGTCGGTATGTCGGTGTAAGTTCCGTCCCAGTAATAATCGTTGGCGCTTGCTTGCGTGACCAAAATTCCATCGATTAAGAGAGTGTCACCGATAGCGCCGCCCTGATTTGCGGTGAGTTGAAGCTCTAAATTAGTGCCACCTACCGCCGTCGGTGTGATAACTCTTGAAAGTCTTGTCCACCCGGCACTTGTATCCGTGTTCGTCCCCGTAAACGTTTCGGTAATTGTGCCATTGGGAGCATTACGAATTACCACCGTAAGACGGCTAAGTCTTGTCCCTACCGTAGTCTTAAAATAAGCGCTAACGCAATAAGTCAAGCCTAAAGTTATGGGAACGCTGTAAGTCGTTGTCCTAGTGTTAATTAAAATTCCGGAATCTGTGCGCGAAGATACGCATTGAATACAAGCGTTGCCGAAATAACTATCGGTCGTTATTCTGCTAAGCCCCGACACGAATCCCGTCTGAGTCCACCCCGTAATTCCGACTTCAAAATTTGGATTTAGAATTAAATTCGTGCGAGTCGTTTTTACCGCCGTCGGATCTATGTCGTCCCATTCGGTCGTCGGATCTACGTCCTGCCATCTAATCGGTACGATCGAGTAAGCCGAATCGGACGAGATAATGTTTAGCACGGCTTGAGCGCGGTCTATCTGTATCGTCCACCCTTCGACGAAGCCTTGATACGTTACCGGGCTGATCGCATTGGGTAGGTTATCGATCTGAAAAGCCGTCCCCATCTCGATATTTAATAAGCTATCAAGATCGGCGGCTAATAGATTCGGGTTCTCTAAATTGATGTTGAAAGCCGAGAAGTTAGTCTCCGGGATAGAGCGTAGAGAGACGTAGCGATCGGCGACGTTTTGCGCTTCGTCTAGGTTTTCTAGCTCGGTGTTTACGCGAGCTTCATAGAGTCCGAATTGACTAATCGAATGGCTATCCTCGCTAGTTACTTCGGCGTTGGCTTTATAAAATAAAACGATTCGGTTTACTATGTCCGAGATAGATCGCTTGCTATTGATTCCGCGCCAGTTGATATAGCCTTCGTCGATGTCTAAATAGCCGTTAGTCTCTACGTCTATGGTTCGCCGGGACTCATTGGCGTAACCGACTTTCCCGTCTTTAGTCTCATAGATATACCCGAAAGCCTGAGCCGCGTAGCTTGTCGCTAGTGTGTAGGCGTTAGCCGGGTTCTTATCTCTAGCCGTAAACTCATAAACGCCGGGAGTATCTACTACGTCGATAGTGACTCCGGAATCGGTAAAAATTCGAGTCATTCGGTCGTCGTCGTATTCTTTCGGCCAGTTATCGCCGCCGATAATTGTCCGGCTCATCTGAGCGAAAGCGCCGACCGCCGTTACTGTCTGAACAGCGACGGTAGTAGATCCGCCGGCGGCTTGGAGCTGATTACTGATTTCGGTAACTGATCCAGTAAAAAGCGTAACGTTATTTTGATTGGAGTCTTTTACAGTAATGGTTAAAGTGTCATTAATTTCCAAGCCTAAAGATAAATTATCAACATTTAAGATTCCGACGGTAGCGAAAGCCGCGCGCGATTGCTCCCATACGTTAGTCCGGCCATAGCTAATCGTTAGGCCGTTTAGCGTCGAGCTACTGTAATCGGTGCCGCCTATTGTGACGGTCGGTTGAGGTGTCCAGGTCATATAGCCGAAAGATTAAATCGGGAAACGCCTAAGCCGGTAAAAGTCCCGGAGCGTGACGCTTCATCGTTAAGGATTGTCGCTATCTGTCGAGCTGTTTGGATTGGATCTAGTGCGCCGTTTACTGTGATGTTAATGTTATCTTTCATTCTAAACGCGGCGACGTCGGTATTACCCGGCTGAAGATACTTTAAGAAATTTTCCTGTGTCACTTTCTCGATAAGCGTAGGCGCCAGCTTCTCGACGGCTTTAGTGGCCGCCCCTGCCGCCGCCGAAGCCGCGCCCGTTGCGGTAGTAACCGCGCCCGTCGTCCTAGTGGTTACTCCGGTATTAACCTTTGCCGGTGCTGTAATTCCGGACGGTAGCGAGCCGCTAGGGACTACGTTAGATCCAGTTAAAGTCTTTTCGCCTATCTTGCCGATTAGTCCTATCTGATCGCGGCCGGTTAGTCTTGCGAAAGCGTTATACCCTTTTATCAATAAATTAATTCCATCGATTACGAAATTAATTAAACCCTTAACGGCTCCGGTGACGAATTCGATAATCGGGACGATTGCTTTAATGGCGACGGAAATAGCGGTCGAAGCTACGGTAATCGCTCCGGTTAGTTGAGTCTTAAAAATCGGGATTATGTATTTAATAACCCAGCTTCCGATTTCCTGTAACGTTGAAAATAGATTACCGAAGCGGTCGGAGTTATCGCGTATTGCGTCCCGGACTCGGCCGAAAGCCGATACGACCGACTCCCATATAGGCTCGAAAAAGTCTTTTAGATAATTAATGACGTTTGAAATCTTGCCTAATAAGCTCTGCCCGGTTCCTGAATCGAAGCCACTAGCGAGCTTCTCGATTATCGGTAGAAGTTTAGTCGAGACGAATTCGCTAACCTTTAGCGCAATAGGTAAAAGAGCCTCGCCTAAAGTCGTTTTAACGTTTTCAATTCGAGCGCTTAAAATTCTCTGAGAGTTAGCCAAGCCGTCCGAAGTACGGGCAAAATCTCCCTGAGCCGATCCGGTCTGCTCATAAATTAGCTTTTGAGCCGCTAAAACTTTCTGTTGCGGTGTTAGCGCGTTCTTTGTCGTAGATACGATTCCAAGCTCTAAAGCGGCTTGGCGTAATGAAGCGTCATCTAATAAAACGCCGTAAGCTCTAAGCGGCTCGGACTCTCCACGAAGCGCCGCGCCAATAGCGTTGATCGCTTGCTCCGGTGAAGTGTTATTAAACGAAGCAAGATCCGAAGCCAAGCCTACGAAGTCGGTCGAGAATTTAGCTAGATCGTCTCCGGCTAAACCTGCCGCTTTACCGAACGTCGCAAAAGTGGCCGCCGCGTTTAATGCTTGCTGTTTAGATTGTCCGAGCTTTACCGCCGCCGTCTCTGCGAACGCTTCGACCTGTTTAGCTGAATCACCGAATAAGACTCCGACTTTAGAGACGGTCTCGGCTAAGTCGGAAGCCGCCGTAATGGCTTCCTTGCCGATCTTTACCGCCATCGCCCCAGCGGCTACCGCCGCGACCGCAAAAGCCGCCGCCGCTTTCTTACCGAAATCGGCTACCTTGCTACTAAAGCTCTCGACTTCACCTTGCGCGCCTTTTACGCCTTTTTTAAGCTCTGAATAGTCGGCGTCAAAACTAATCTTTACTTTTGGAATTCCGGCCATTACTTAGACGCTCCGTTCAATTTCTGCTCTTGGATAACTTTAGCGAGCATTACTTCATAATCTTTGGCGACGTCGCCGATGTATTTATCGGTAGTCGGAGCGATCCAGTAACCCGATTTATTAACTCCTTTTACGAAGCGCCGAGTAAAACGGCGACCGATTGAATCGACGCCCGGGTGCGATCCAAATTCTGATCCCCATAATAGAGCGCCGGCCGGTGCTGACGTGCGACGAGTCCCCTTACGCTTTCCGCCATACACGCGGCCGACTTTTTTACTTCCGCCAATATCGACGCGTGGTATTCGATCTCTTGGCGTAGTGATTGATCTAGCGACCAGTACGGCTTGTGGTGGCGTGGTACCGAAAGCCGCACCGACCGCCAATTTTCGGGCGAATTCTTGGGATATAGGTTGCGCGCCGTCTCTGACTTTTGCTTGATGTTCTTTATCTAAAGCGTTAAGCGTTGCGTATAAATCTTTTAACGCGCGCGGCTCGACGGTTATCGAGTATTTACCTTGCCCCTTTGCCGCCGCCATTTCGCCTCTCTAACACTTCAAGCGCCGTTAAAATATCTTCGGCGGATTGCCATTCGCTCATCGGGATACCCGTAGCGATAGCGAGTTCGACTATAAGTCTCCCTATTGATCCGCTTGCGTGACTTTTGGGCTAGCCTCACCGACTATCACGTCGGCGACAGTTTCGCACCAAGTATCGAACGGCTTTAATACTTTAGTCCCGGCCGATTCGCGCTTGTGCGCGTTATAGGCCAAGAATAAGAGATCCGTAATTCCGAGCTTGTCTTGGACTTGCGAGATCGTGTAGCCGGTCTTCTGCTCCCATAATTTCCATTCCGGCGGAGCCGCGACGTAAGTCTCGGTCACGCCGGAATTGTATTCGATCGTAATTGACATTCTCATCTCTTAAGCTCCCGTCTAGTTATTTTTAGGCGAATGATTCGGTCGGCTTACCATCTACTACGAAGCTCATCGTTACCGTCTGCGCGTCCGGTGCTGTACCGCCTACGCTTGGGAATACCGGATAAACGTCGAAAGTAAAAGTCGCTCCGGTTGCGGCGGTTAAGACCACTTCAAGAGTCGTATTCGGTGCGCTTTCGCACGCTGTCCACATAGCCTCATTTAGAGAGCTTGCGGCTCCCCAATCTGCGAGCATTTCGACGTCAAAAGTCCATTGATCATCAATCGCCGCATACGCGCGTCCCGATAATGTTTGGTAGGTCTCGACGGTGTGTTCATTGCTAAGTGTTGCGCTAGTAGTTTGTGCGCTGTATGAGTCTCCGTCGATGGTGAAGCTCACGTCGCGCCCGGTGATTACCGTTGCCATCTTTTCTCCTATTCTGTCTCTTGATAATAGGTGGAGACCGCTATCGAAGCCGATAGTAAGTCGCTCGCCCCTACTGAAATAATCGCCGGAGCGCTGACGCTCTCGACGATATATCCCGACGGCATAGCGCCGAGAATTCCGATTATTAGTTGTTCCAAGTTATCAAGCGCCGCCGGATTAGAGAGCATAGCGACGGCCGCTTGAATTAAAAAGTTTAGTTTTACTTTTACGACGGCCTGATTAATTAAATTCGGCTCCATCATTGGAGAGCTGTAAGTGATAGCGCAGAATGGCGCGATAACTGACTCCGGGACGTGATCGTAAACATTAGCCGCGACGCCGGATAGTGCGTCTTTAAGCGGCTCTCTGATGTCGGCTTGGATCGTCATTGAATCATCGTCTCGATTTCGACGTATGGCAAAAGAAGCGAGCTTATGCGCTGAACGAGTTGTCGTCCCATTCGATACGGCGTCACTTGGAAATCTACGCCATCGATCGCATTTCCGGCCGACGTTTTATTTTGGAATATCTCTACACTTGTCGCAATTACCGCCGTTTCAATAGCCGGGACGTTAGCGTAAAGATCGGCGGCCGATGACCCGGATAAAGTCGCGCTCGCGGTAGGTATAACCGGGCGTAACGTTATATCGGCCGCGACCTTAGCCACGGAAAAGATATACGCTGAAAATTTAGTATCTGTTACTGAATAAGTCCCGTTAATAGCTCCGGAGATTCCAGCGATGACGACGCTTTGACCTACGACGAAGCGGTGCGGTCTAACTGTGTAAAAGTGTAATTCGTTATCTACTAATTCGTATTGTGCTATCGCCGCGCTGTACGCGGTAAGCATTGGCAAGATTACAGCTTCGGCCGAATCTATTATCTGTTCTAGGTCTGCGTCTGAATATAGGGACGAGCTAACGCCTAGCACGTTGCGAAGCTGTGTCGCTGTGACTATTACCGGCATTAGCTCGTCTCCTTTACTTTAGACGGGCGACACGGGAGCGCGCCGCCCGATATTAACTACGCGTTATCGTTGAAAGTGATTCCGCCGGCAATTTTGACGGCGCAGGCTCCATAACCATAAAGAGAAGTGGTGATTTCTCCGGTGGCGATGACGTTAGTAGATAGTCGTAGTCTTGGAGACTCGTACCATGTAATAGCCTGCGGATTGATAATCGCCATTGATCCGTCGCCGGTTCCTGTCATTGAACGGGAAACGTGAAAATTTAGACCTGCGACGTTACCGCGCAAGCTCTGAGCGCTTAGAGCGCCGCCGGCGTTGCTTGGGTTGTTAGCGATAAATAGTGGACGACCTGAATCATCGACCATCGCCATCAACTTAGCCCATTGTGCGGAAGAAGCGACGAGATTTTGCGCGTACCCTAGAGAGTTCGCGTAAACGTTAGCCGCACCATTAGCGAAATAGCTAAAATAGCCGGTCGCGTCATCTGTTGGAACGCTTGTCGCTGATCCGGCGCCGCTTGAAGCTGTGGCCTTAACGTAAGCGTCGGTCGCCTTAGCGTAGGCGAATTCCATTTGGGTAAGAAGCGCCGATAACCACTCGGGCGAGCTTCTGTCTGCCAGCTCCCAAGTGTAGGTCTGTTGTCCGGCGAATTTCTTAACCGAGACGGATAGGTATTCGCTTTCCATTCCGGTATCGCTTGGCGCCGCGCCTTCGTTTGTCTGAGCTACGGTCGGAGCTACTGTGAGCTTTGGAAGCTCGAAGCTAAGTCCGGTTGAGACTAGAGCTTCACGAGATACGGCGTCAATGAAGCCGCGCTCTGCGTTAGCGATTCCGTTAATTAGGGTAGTTCCCTGTGGTGTCGGAATTAGGCCGGCGTTATCTGTTGAATCTGCCGCGCGTAGGTATTGGATCGCGTCATGATCGCCGCGAGCCGCTTTAATTGAGTTCGAGAGATACGTCAATGGTGACGGATCGATTCTCGGAGTTGTAAAGAAAGCCGGACGCGGTGCGTCTGCGGCGTGTAGAGACTTAGCGGCTTCGACCGTTTCGGCGGAAGCGGCTTCGTCTGTTACGGTGTTTTCCACTTCATCTCCTTTTATTTCGGTGGATTCCGGCTCGGTTGAGTCGGAAATGTTTTCTTCTTCACTTGCGGCCACGTCGCTAACGCGAGCGCTATTTATGGCCGGATCTGTTACGAGACTAACTTCCACAAGATCTCCCATCTCTACGACCAGCACTCCACCGGCCGAATCAAATTTAACTAAGTCGATTCCTACGCTAAAGCCGTCACGAAGTCCGGAAGCGGCTTCGACCAAGCTATCGGATCCAGCTTGGGTCGGAGCGATAGCGAATTTAGCGTCCATTCCTAGATCGTGCGTAGTCATCTCGACGACTCGGCCTATCGGTCTCGTCCGATCGTGTTCGAGTAAAAGTTTTACATTCTTAGCCGAAATAGAGCCAGGATTAAATACTGTTCGACCGGCGCTAGTGTTTCCTTCTTCATTCCAAGTTACTATGCGACCGCTAATAGTGCGTGACTCTGTATCGGCGGCGGTTAGTGTTAGAGGTACGCTAATTTTCATTGTAGTAAGTCCTCGTCTGCTCTGATTTCATCGACGCTCATCGCGCCAATTCGATTTAGTATTTCGTAAACTTGCGCGCGCTCTAATGCGTTACCGCGTAGGAAATCATCAAGCGCGAAACGTACCGTCTGACCATACGGCGTGAAATCGGGTTGGCTTAATCTTTGTTCGATCGCTGTCGCAATTCCGCGCAAGCTGAAATCGAAAAGCGTTTGTCTCGCGAGTGAAGCATTAGAGTAAGTCATACTCGATCCGGTTTCTGCGTCCACGAAATACGCCGGAAGTCCTAGCGCCCTACTTAGTTCGGTGGCGACTTGTTCGCGAGCTTCTTTTAATTGTAATTTAGCAGGATCGAAGCCGACCGCTTCCATAGTTACGTCGGCATTTAAGAAAGCCGTCGCGCGAGTCTGTCGAGCTGATTTCCACGCGTCGAGTAATTGGCGAATTCTGTCGGCCGGTAATGAAGTTCCATTAGATTTTAGGATCATCGTCGGGAACGGCTCTTGGGCGTAAAGAGTTGCGGCGCGCTCTAGTGCGAAAGCGGCTTTGATTGTGCGACCAGCTCGATTTAATAAACCTTCATCTAAACCATAGAAAACGGCAAGCGATCCAATACCGGAATTCGGTATCGGGTAGCCATCGACTAGATACCCAGTGATCTCTGTTGCGTCGCTGTTAGTCTGAATCGAGACTCGATACGGTGCGACGCGTTGAGTATTGCGAATTCTTCCGGTGTCTGCGTAAAGCTCGGTTACTTGTAAATACGCGTAACCATAGAAAAGTAAGTCCTCGACGATGAAGCTCCACACGCTAGAAGCCGGGACGCGTAAGTCCGGCTGACGGATAACGCGTGGAGCTTGTAATCGCGCTCCGGTAGCGTCGTCGCGCAATTCGAGAGGAATAGACGCAATAGATGAGCAGATTATATTCCTGCCGCGAGCTATTACAGGAACGGCCATCGCTTCGGATCGTGTAGCCGTAGTCGGCGAGATTAAGTAAGCCGATAAAGCGTCGAGCGTGTTAAGACTTGCTAAATCTGCCGCCGCAACATCGACGGGCTTCGGAGTTGGTGCCGCTTCAATTCGCGGCGCTCCGATGAAGAAGTCTTTTAATGCCATAGCCCGAATTCTCTCGCGCTTTTAGCACTAAATTACGATGATGTCACCTTCCGCGCTTGGGCGTGTCGCGTAATGGGTTACGAGAGCCGCGGCCACGCAAGCCGTCACATTGGAAGCGCTCGCACGTCGTCCAATTACCCAGCCGCTATCGCCAATTCTTAATCTCGACGCCGATAACACTTGATTAGTGAAGTCGGCTTGGTTGAAGTGAACGAGACGACCCGAGGTTACAGCTCCGAGAAGCTCGTCGCACGCTTGGGCGTATCGACCGCCGTCTATATCATCGACGGGAATCCCTGCTGGTGCTAGTCTCGCTCCTGCGGCCGCCGCCGTCCGGCGAGAATATGCCACCATTTGCGTAAAGTATTTTCGGGCGTAGGTTGCGACGTCATTAGCGACGGCGCGGTCGTCTAAAGCTAC